ACTCCCGGATTTAACTTCTTAGTAAAAGAGTTTAACCAGATAGCTAAAGCAAAACCCGGAGATAACCTCCAATCACTCCACAAGTATGGAATACATAATGCTCAAGATTTAATGACAGCTAAAGCTGTACAGAATGGTAGATTAGCCATGGGTACAGCAGCATTGAGTATGGCAAGTATGGCTTATCTAAGTGGTGGATTACATGGTAATGGACCAACAGATAGAAAACAAAGACAAGCATGGTTGGATGCTGGATGGAAACCAAGAACAATTAAAATTGGTAATGTCTGGGTTAACTATGATGCCTTTGAACCTTACAACCAAATACTTGCATTAGTAGGAGATATAGGAGATCACCAAGAACTTATGGGTGAAGAATGGGCTGAAGACAGATTATCTAAATTAGCAATGGCACTTGCTGGTACTGTTACAAGTAAATCTTATTTAGCAGGACTACAGTCATTTGTAGATTTATTTTCTGGTAAACCCGGACAACAGCAAAGAATTTTAGCTTCATTAATGAACAATACTATTCCATTATCTAGTCTTAGAAATGAGATAGGTAAAGTATTAACACCATATACAAGAGAGCTAGGTTCTGATATCCAAAGTTCTATAAGAAATAGAAACTTAATAACTGAAAATATAGCAACAGACCCGTTACCTATTAAATATGATATATTAACTGGTAAACCTATTAAAGATCACGACTTTATAACTCGTATGTTTAATGCAGTTTCACCTGTTAACTTTAATATTGATTACTCACCCGGTAGACAGTTACTATTTAATAGTGGCTACGACATGAGAACATCTACATATTCTGCTCCAGATGGTACAGACTTAAGTGATAGTCCAAAAGTTAGGTCTATGTTTCAGAAAGCTATAGGTGAGCAAAACTTAGAAGCAATCTTTGATAAGATGGCAGCAGAAGAATCAATACAGACTTCTTTGTCTGAAATGAATTATTACAAAAGAAATGGTATGAGCGATGTTGAACCAAAATCATTCCCCCACTACAAACGAATCGCCAAAGTATTTGACAAAGCTAAGAAACGAGCTTGGGCTTCGATTAAAAATGATAACGACGTCCAAAAA